TCACTTGGTGTTCCAATTGCATCTCCTGTTTCCATTGGGTCATTACCTTCCATTTCAATCTGTGAGTGTCTGAATTTCTGTTTTTGGTCTTCAATGATTTGATTTTCAATTTCAACTTTTTCTTTATCAGAAAAGTTAAACACATTATCATACACCCAATTATAAGGTAAAATTTTATCTTGTATCATATCACGAGCTAAACTTACTTTCTGTCCGAACAATTCAATCTTTTCTTGTTCATACATTGTTGAAGGACTTGCTAACTCTAATTCAAAGTTTACTAAGTCTTCATCTACATATCCTTGTGAATATAAGTGAACGACTGCAATCTTTGTTAACTCTGATACAACAATTCTTTGTATTCTTTCTATGGTTCTGGCAAATCTAACATCTTCTGCTGCTAATGTTGCTTTACCGCCGACGTTTTCATCAAATCCTAAGAATGCCTTTGGAACTCTTAGTGATGCTAATAATTTGTTTTTCAAATATTCAACGTCTTCTGTTGAATCATAATCAATACCACTCAACTCCTCTATGTTTGTTCCACTATCTCCACCTCGAACTGGCATAAAGAAATCTTCTGTTAAATTCTGTATATTGTATTTTAAATTATACTCACCTGTTGCCTCATCAATGATAGGTGTTTTTTTCATTTTGTTGATAATTCTTTGCATATAGTTATCAACCTCAGCTGGTGGTATATTACCAATATCAATCTTGAATACTCGTTTAGAAGGTGCTCTCATAATTCTGTGAATCAACATAGCGTCTTCCATAAGTGTTAATTGTTTCCAAATCTTTCTTGTAGATTCTACCATAGATTTTCCGTAAGGTAAGAAATTACTATCGTTTGCTAATCTAAAATGTGCGATTTGGAAGTTCTCAAATTCTATCTTTCCTTTACCACTTGGCTTTTGGCCGAAATACGGGTGAGCTCCTTCGATACTTTCTAAATAAAATTTAGTGTAGTAAGGATTTTCAGGGTCTTCTCCCTCGGAACGAACTACTTCATAAGGTGATAATGGAACTACATTTGTAATACCATACTTTTCACTAATGTCTAAGTGTAAGAAGAAATCTCCATACTTGACCATATTACGAACCCAAGGCCATAAATTGAACTCAATGTTCATTATATCATAGAATAAATTATTTAGAATATCTTTTATATTATCGTTGTCTGATTTGATATCAACTATTTGTCCATATTGACCTTTCATAGTTGACTCGTCTGAATATATATCTAATGCACTTGATATAATTGGGTCTGAATCCATTGATTCATAATCTTTAAACAATGCTAATCTTGCCGCCATAATTTGATGTACGGTAGAATATCCTGTTCCAACTAAATCTAAGTTGTTATGTAGTTTTGTATATCTATCAACTAAGTGTGATTTCACTTGTTTTTGCACTTGGTCTGTATCAGCGATTTTTAATTTTTTACCACCGACATTACGAACTATAACATTTGTTGCGAATAGTCGTCTTAGTCTACCAAATAATGTTGTATCAGCCATTTTTACCTCACTTTTATAAGAGCCACGTTAAGTCCTCTTTTTCTTTGCCTGTTTCCCACTCCCAAGAATCATTTTTATTAATGTCTTCTTGTGTGTATACACCCTCATTATCCATCATTTTGGATAGGGTTTTCTTTGTTAATTCCACTCCTTGTGTTCGTAATCTTAATGCTGTATCACGAACCCAAAGTCCAATAGCAAAAGACATAACAAGGTCATCATTGTATCCTCGCATAGCTTCTGCTCTATTATTAATATAAACGAAAGTTAGTAATTCGTCAATCAAACGATTACTACGAACCACTACACTTTCCTCTCTAAAAAATTCTTCTAACTTACTAATAATTAGTGGTCTGGTCTTAGAAGTCGTTGAAAAACCAGCAACCATTTTCTTTTCTTCACGATAATGTTTATTCGTTACTTGATGTTGAACATCAACATATTGTAAGTCTTTACTTGTATAAAATAGATTAGGATAATCCCTATCTATAATTTGTTGGATTGTCGCCCAACCAATATTATTGTTCTCTACTATAAGTAGAGCGTCATTATATTCTGTTGCGACTGAAACCAACATATTTCCAAAATCTTTGGTATTTATTCTACCTTTGTATTCTGCGACTTGTGTTAAAGTTTCCAACTCAATAACGTGAAAAGCAGAATAGTCTGCACTATCTCCACGTCCAACGTCCGCACATACAATATAATCTTTTGAGTAATTTGGTTGTTCCCAAACCCACATATTACTATCGATACCTCTTTTTTCTACTGGCTCAATGCAATTTAGTTTTCTTAATTTTTCTAACACTACCGCATCAATTACTCCTGTACCAGATGTTAAGAAATCACAATCACATTCTTGGGCCGCTGAACTCGCTCCGAGTAAAGTATCTTGTTCTTTTCTCCAATCGTCATCTCTTTCTGGATGAACCGTCCAATGTAATTTGATTGGATTAAACATACCTGTTGCTTCTTCAGCTTCTACCCAATTTTTATGAAACCAATTACCTACACCATTTGGTGTTGATAATGCGATACAACTACCACCAGTAGTCAATGTGGATTGAGATGCTGTCCATATATCATCAATCTTATCAATAAATGCTGCCTCGTCTAATATCAATAATGATAGTGCCTCAGAACGAGCTGCTTCTGGACCACTTGATACTGCTTTAATCTGTGAACCATTCATATATCGTAGATTAAGTTTGTTATCCTCAACACACTTTTGTTTTAACCAACTTGGTAAATTTGCGTGCATAACACGAACTTTCGTAACCAAGTTTTTAGCAACCTCTTGTTTTGTAGCGATAACCAAAACATTTTTATCTTGATGAAACGTCATCATCCACAAAGCATAACCAGCGGTTAGAGTTGAAATACCTAATTGTCTGGCTTTTAAAATAATATTGAATCTATGTTCTTTAAATTCATTGACTGACTTTTCTTGAAAGTCATACAATTCAAAAGGTATTTTACCCTGTATCGGGTGTTGTATCATACAATACTTTTTCATAAAATATGCAGGGTCAGTAGCACATTTTACATATTGTTTTTTTATTACTTCTTTTATTTGTTCTGCCATTAGTCTACTATTTGACCTGCTAATTTAACTGAAGTAGCAGTCAACACTACCCCATATGTAAAGTATAACCATTTGTTTTCATACCATTTAGGTCTGACAAGTTTTACTTTTTGTTCAAGTAGTTCGTTGGTGTCTTTTAGTAGATTGAGTTGCATAGTTTTGTTCGCTATTAACATTGAGTCTATTGTAGAATTTTCCTCAAAAAGTTTTAATTGTGATTCTAAATCTTCAACTAAAGAAACATTTAAACTATCTTTTAGTTCTAATTCTTTAATCGTATTAGTGAATCCTAAAACTTCTTCCTCAGTAAAGGTATAGGTTTTAGTTTCGTTAACTTCTTGAGCGAATAATCCCCCAATTAATAATATGTATATAATATATCTCATATATATAAATATATACTACTTTGAAAACTTCTTAAGAAATTTTACTGCTTCATCAGCGTTGTCTTCTTTGACCGCTTCACCAGCTTTTTCTAGTTGTTTTTTAGTAGTAGTAACTTTTCTTTTTAACTTAGCTACTTCTTTTTTATTTACTTTTTTCTTTGATTCAAGTTTTACGACCTCTTTTTCAAGTTCTTTAATTTCTTGGTCTTTTACTTTTATCTGTTTATCTAATTCTTTGACTTCTTTCTTTTTGTTTCCACCAAAAAATAGATTTAGTATTGCATTAATGATACCCATTATTTTGCTCCTTGTAGTTCGTTTTCCGCTTTTTCAACGAGTTCTCTCTTTTCTCGTATGAATTCTTTTGCCTCATCAACTATGGCGTTAAATTTATCCTCACCCATTTCCCAAGTTTCTTTTTCGAGTTCGGGTGTGTTTACACCTACACTATTGAAAAACTCTTTTTTACCGCCTGTTTTCTCAAAGTCATCTAAACTTTGTTCTAAATCTTTTAAGTATGCTTTTTGATTTTCTAACATCTTGGTTTTTGCATATTCTTCATATGTTCCTTCAAGTCTTAGTTTATTTTCAAATTCAATTTGACAATCAAAACAATGTCCTTGTGTTCTCCAAAACTTATCATCAAGTCTTTTCTTCATCGCTTTTTTACACTTAGGACAAAACCAAGGCATTCTAATTGATTGCATTGTTTTACTTAGTTCTGACTCTCTTGTTTTACCACCAAGGTTTTCTTGTTTACCTTCGTATCCTACTTGGGCATACTCTTTTGTATGCTCTTTTCCTGACATTAAATCTTTTAATGCCTTATTCTGTCTTTCTGCTTCTTTACTATATCCTGCCATATAACTCCTTAAAATCTTAAACTACCGAGTATTTGATTGATTGGTGCAAATGCTCCTGTGAATTTGTAAATTTTACCTTTGTATTTAAACACAAGCCCCTCGGACGGTACAATAGCACTTGAACCACCAATAGCTTCTAATTTTTCTATTTGTATTTTTAATTTATTTAATTTATCCAGATTATCTGGTTTTCGTAAGTCTTTTAATG